ACAAACGCCATAAGAGCCATGAGTCTTAATTGTTTTGGGTCAGGGTATTTGTTGCTGCCTGTTTTATAATCAATGATGTACGCTTGATCTCCGTCTACTATTACTAAGTCGGCAATGCCCCGTACCCATCTGTTCTCATCATCAAAATCACACTGCTCCATCTTCTTAGTCAACGCCATCTTGTACTCTGGATATTTAGTCCCCGGAATGGCAATCAATGCGTCTACCATTTTCTTAAAACGCATATAGTTTTTAGCTAGAGGCTTACCATCTCTGACATAAAGTTCTAGTGCTTCATGAACTTCCTTCCCATATATTGTTTGGGGGGTGTCTATAAATTTATAATTTTTTAGTATCCTTACTTCTTGATACTTTTTAGGGCAGTTGATGTATTCTTTTAGGGAAGAAAAACTCCATGTAAAATCAGCCACTATCTTCCTTGCCCCCTATATTTTTTATAGCCTGATTTAAAACTTTTGTTCATCGATGAGGTCTTTCGTACCTTACCTCCCTGGCTTGTACGTTTGTGTGTTGATTCATAGTTCTGATCTACTTGCTTTAGTTTAGCCATGGTCTCCCTCTTTGAATAAAAAACAAGGTGTATGTTCTCCCATATACGACCCCATCATGTTGTAATAGAAATGTTCCGTTGCATCTTCTTCGGTCATTTCATCTTCGCGCATCAGCTTTGCAATTACTTTTCGAAAGCTATAACAAACCTTGTCTTCGTTATCTATCCCTTTTACGACACCAATGATACAGTCATCAAAGTAGTCCATTACCATTAACCCATCATACATTTCATGTAACATTATTTATCCTTAGTAAAAGTTTTAGGGTCTACCCCTACAAAGCCACAGGATTGTGGTTCGGTTATTTTAAATCCAAATACATCAGGGTGGTCGCCTGGTAGGTTGCTATACTCTGTTAATAAACAACTCGCCGCTTGGTATTCACTACAGTTTTCATGATAGTATTCTATCGCCGTCTCACAATCATTAAAATATCCGACAAATTCTAGATCGTCGTAGTTGCCACTAAGGCTTACTGTTAGAATGAATGCACCTTCAGTTAGAGTCATTTCTTTTTTCCCGACGTAGCTTGTTGTCATCTTCTTCTTTTATCTCATCTTCCCACTTTATTTTTTCCACGAAGATTTTATCAAAATTACTTTCAAATTTATGTCGATCTGTAGGTCTTTGTATGCTACTTTTCCCACCATTTCTCACGGATAGTCTCCTCTAGTAATTGTTCATAGCTTAGTTTAGTTCTGTCCTCTTCAAAATCTATGCTTAATAAATACCTAGTCTCTTCAAAATTATACACCGTGTGGGCAACTTGTGCGTTAAATAAGTAATACCTTTGAGGCTTGTACTTTAACTCAATAAACTTGCCTTTCACATTACCGACTGCTACATTTGCCCCGCGTTTTAAATTTGGGTTAAACATACAATGACTTCCGTTCCAGTTATTTAACAACATGTTAACCCCAACTCCTCTGTCAGTATCGATGTGCCAATCATAGTAAGTATTAGCCTCCAACTTAATAATACCGGCTTTGAAGGGGTGTGCTTTGTATAAGTCTCTCCACCAAGAATCAACCACCCAATCATCTCTTACTTCTATCGCTTTAAAATTATAATAGTCGATCCATGATTCTTTAAGTGCAGTAACTGCTCGAAGATACATCACTTCTGAAACCACCGACTCGTCAGGTATCTTATAATAGTAATCAGTATAATAGTAATCAGCATTCGCCATAATTGTCTCCGTATGCGCCCTCGCATGCAATGGGTAAGTCCTCTGCCCAAGTGGGTGCTTTGTTCATAATGTTCATTACATAATCTAAAGTTTCTTGGGCTGTGTCTTTCGGCGATACACAGACTACGGCATCATGAACTGTGAGTACCGGCCTATGCTTCTTATTAATCTCTATCATCTGTTCACCTATCACTATTCTAGCTAATGCTTGTACCACATTCTCTACTACCGCCCCGCCCCATATACTAATAGTGCCTCGTCTAGATTTATACTCGTAGCCAGAGTCTGGTTCATTTGAAGTTAGCTGTAAGTCCGGGTAGGTAATGTATAACCCATTAGGTAACTTAATCCCTTTGGGGTCTACTATCAGACATCTACCTGAGCCTAGATAGTACGGCTTCCGGTCAGATGGCCATGAGGCTATATCTCGTAATGCTATATCACATTCGCCCCATAACTTCACCACTTCATCATTGACTTCGCGGTATAAGTCGACTATCCGTTTACTCTCAGCCTTATTAACCTCAATACGGGCATTTAGTTTTAGTACGCCTTTAAGCTTGGCATGGCCGGTGCCATACCCTAGGCCGAGTATACAAGTCTTGCCGACTGCTCGTTCTTTCTTATTCTCCTTGGTTATCGTTTTCTTATACACACGAGAGGCAAAGTCACAGTACACATCTTTACCTTCGCGATACAACTCTACTTGGTCATCTTGTCCCGCAAGCCAGACTAATATACGAGCTTCGATCTGTGAGGAGTCAACATTAAGTATCACATGGTCTTCTGGAGGTAGGATCGCATTCTTTAATGCTTTCTTTTTTGCGTCCCGACTTGGTAAGTTCTGAAAGTTTACCTTGTCTGCGCCCGACCATCTGCCGGTGTGTGCCCCATAGTATTTAAGTGGGATAGGTAAGAGACCTTGGTGTCTTTCTCCAACATCTATAAATCTTTGTATGCGTGACTCTTCTATCGTAGACTTCGTGCCTAATCTAACGGCACATAACTCTTGCAGTACAGGGTTGTCACTTTCTTGCAGTGCAATGAACCCCGCGTCAGTCTTAGCTAATGCGAAGGTTTCTTTCTCGGTAGTAGGGGATGTCTTCATCGGCACTGGAATGTGTAAGTCTTTTAGTATCGTGGCAAACTGTACGTTGCTCGCTAACTTTTTCCTGACCGCCTCTTCGGTGTCGCAGTTTAAAGTTTCCATTAACCCTTGTAACATTGAAGTCTTTTCTTCTTTTAGTTCCTTAAGTCTTCTTCCTAGTAATTTATCATTGACGCGTAGTATAGGTAGTATGAACATCCTGAGTGTAATATCAATGAGCTCCAATTCGGGTAGGGGGAATCCTTTAGATAGGATTTTAAATAGGTCGTAGGTTAGTCTCACATCGTTCTTGCAATACTCTCCGTACTGGCGCAGTTGGTGTTCTGGAAAGTCCTCTAATCTCATGCCTAATGCTTGTAGAACTTCCTCTCCTTTCTCTCCTATCTGATAACGTTCGGCTAATGCTTTAAGTGAACCGCCCGCTTCAACACCATGCTTGGCTCGTGCCATGCAAAGTGTATCGAGGTAGGCTACTGGCTCATGGCCATAGACCCATTTGAGTATTGCTCCGTCAAACTGCGTGTTATGACAGATGAGCATTGAGTTTTTCCAGTCAATAGCATCGAGCCCCCTTGATGCCTGTTCTCCTTCGTACCACACGGGCTTGCTCGCATCTATTTGGATTGCTACTCCGATCACCTGAAACTGGGTGTTTAATATATATTCCTCTGTTGTGTACTTGCGTAGGCCGTAGCCCTTCGAGTAAAATGTTTCAAAGTCAAGTGTAACTATTTGCACTGAGTTCCTTTCGTTTTATTGTTTATACAAAAACCTTTTAAGTTCATGATTCCCATGTCTGATTCTATCGAGCAATACCATTTGCCCCCGTGGTTAATCTTTGCATCTTTACCACACCCACAACAAACCGCGGGGCCAACTCTGTTATCTTCTTTTATAATTGTCATAGCTTACTCGCATAATATTCATGTTCATTACGGCATATAGGAGAACACCATCTTCTCTTATCAGTTAATGTTTTTTCACACCAAAGACACTTGCCTGTCTCGTTTTCAGGTATTTCAGTATTTACATTAGACAATGTTGCTTCAAGCCGTCTTTGGACTTCATTATTTGCATCATCTATCTCATCACTCATATCATTTGCCCCTTACCCCACGGAGTTTTTTTCCTTCTTTGTTTAGTAGTGATGGGTTTTGGTAGCTCGACTCCCCAATTTTCTAATACTGAAATATGCACCCCCGCATAAGTTGCTACCTTGGTTTTAGGTGCGTCGGGTTTTCTTTTCATATATTCTAATGCACGTTTAATTGCAATTTCTTTTTGCTCTTTCCTTTCTTGCCTCTTTTTTTCTATTGCCTCAAGTTTAAATCTACTCATTTAATTTCCTCCCTTTCCATTCTCCGTTTAGCGTACCATATCATCTTACTCAGGTCTTGCTCTAGGTTTCCCTTACCTTTACATCGTAAAAGATATTTGCCACACTGCCATAACAACGGGTCGTCTTTGAAAAATTCTTCTAGTATATCTATCACCTCGTACTTGGTACTCGTATAGTGAGGTGGGTGGTTTACCATATCTGCGTCATCACTCATGTCTTGCTCTCCAAACTCATTACTCTTTTACCTTTAACGTAGTACTCTAACATGTCTATATTCGTCTCATCAATTATCAGTGAAATTCCCTGTTGCATACTTATCTCCCGTAAATGTTTCTGTTGTAAGGCTGTTGCTTTGTTGCCATTAGCTTTACACTCGATCCCGATAAACTTACCTTTGT